CCTTCTATTTTACCTATTGTAAAAGGTTCTTTATTGTTTTCGTTTGTGTGCTTATGGTTATAAATTTGCGGTATATGCTCGGCATCTATTACATGCAAAGTTTTAGGTAGTAATATATTTGCTGCGGCTGTTGCTTGTTTTACTATGTTATTGAATTGCTCTAATTGTTCGGCTGTTATCCCATCAGTTAGAAAGTAATGATTTGCAAACTTTCGTAATGTGCAGGCGTTAAAATATTTGTTTCTCTGTTCTGGTGTTGGTGTACTATGAATTTTTATATTTGCGTGCAATTCTAAATTTTTTATCTTATCATTTTTAATATATGATATTTTTAAAGGGTTGCAAATTGCGTTAGATATTGACTTAGTACAAACATTAAATTTTTCATTCTTAGCAATTTGAAATTGCGATATTTGGGCAATCATGCTAAAGGCTATTTTTTTATATTCTGGGTTTTCAATATACATTTTTTTTAGTTTTTAAAGGTTTGTTATTAGAATTAAGGCGGTAGTAAAACAAATTAAAGATAAGGTATTTAACAGGGTGTTTTGTACCTTTGCGGCCTTCTGGGCGCTTGGTTTTGTAATATAGTAGTAAACAATATTATTTTTTTGCTTAAATGTTTGCAATTCTGCAAATGTGAAATTATGTATTGTCTTGCTGTTGTATCTTCTGACTTTGTAAAATTGACAATTTTTTAATAGTGTTTTATTTACAAAATTGCTGTTCAGGATGTTTTTGATTATTTCCATTTTTTAAAGGTTTTTAATATAGCAAATTAGTATTACAATAAAAGGGCTAAGCAAATAAAAGATATTAAAAGCTTTTTCGGTTTTGGAAATTGTGTTTTTTGTTTTCATGTTTTTAAATTTATTTTGTTTTATCATTATTGACATGCAAATATAACAAAGAATATTTTTAATATACAAATAATTTTATAACAAATATTAAATAATTTAGTAATTTATAATGATTCTAAATAAGGAGTAAAAAAAACTTCATAAGCAAAAAAAATTATATAAAAAAACTTTTTTACATTTATTTTTTAATTTATAATGATTCTAAATAAGGAAATACTATGCATGCATAGTAAATAAAAATTTCAAAAAATATCTATATATAAGCCCCTAACAGTTTCAGGGCTATATATAAGGGTCGGACAGTTTCAGGTCTATATAGAAGCTGTTGACAGTTTCAACATTTTAATTTTTATTGTAAGTCTTGTATGTAAGTATCTGATTTATAATGGGTTGACTAACTTCGCATACTTCTGCTAATTGGTCTTGAGTGTATTTACCTGTCTTGTATAATTTTCTTATACCTTCTGCTTGTTCGTATGTAAACTTTCTTTTAGCGTAACCTCCTCCTCTCCTATCTTTCCTATCCTCTCTTTTAATCTTTCCCATCTGACTTCTCTTTAATCTTATCTTTAATCTTATTTCTCTCAACTTTATAACAAACACTACATAATCCTATTATCTCTGTTGTTAGTGGGTCGCATGACTCAGGGTTCTTAGAGTTAAGTGGAGCTCCTAAGTAACTTTTATTCTTTAGTAGCTCAAACTCTTTACTACATATATGACATATAATCTCCATCATAACTTTTTATCATACTCTTTATGCATATAGTTATCAATAGCTTCTTTACACTCATCAAATCCTTTACATACAGAAGCGGTGTAACCTACTTCGTTTAAATATTGTACCCATTCTTTTTGATGTATAGAAGCATAGGACTTTTTGTCTTTTTTTATCTCTAAAAATAAACCTGATGATTTTGATGTAGGGTAGCAGACCTGTAAATCGGGGAATCCTTTTACATATCCGCTAGCTTTCGCTTTTACGGCTTGGGTAAAAGATGTTCTTATTCCTCCTAAACTAGCACAAAACTTAGCTAAAGGGTACTGTAGTAATAGGTAATTAACTATTGACTTTTGGAGCTCGTACTCGCTTTGACTTTTTGATAATCCGTTTTGTGTTGTTTCGTTTACTCTCGGATTTATTTTCTTTCTTTTTTTCATTTGTTAATTCTTGATTAGACTTAATAAGTTCTAAAATATTCTTATCTGTATTATGCATAATCTTTATCTTCTTGTTAATTTGGTAATACCTTACATCTACTCCAACGAGCCATAAGATAATTACTGCTAATGTAATGTAAATTGTTGTCATAATTCTATTTTTGGTTAATTTTTTCTAATTCAAATTCTAAGTGAGCTATTGCTTTGGTTATGCAATCAACTGGAGTATCGTGTTTACGATATGCTCTCAAGATGTAAGTTGTAGCCGTAGCGAGATGGTAAGTTAAATCAAAGTTATCACATACTTTTCTAGCTTCATAACCTTCTTTACCTTTATAGTATTCAGGAACTCTATGGTCGCTTTCTATTCCACCACTTCTAGTTTTGCCTCCATATTGGTCTTTTAAATCTTCTTTACTCAAAAACATTTTAGGATTAATATCTGCAGTATTACTTTGTTTAGCATTATCCATATTCCTATCTAGTTGATAAAAATGACTACTTTTTTCTTTCTTTTTCATCTTGTTTTTTTATATTGTTTAACATTTCTTCATTTCTTCTTTCGTACTTTCTTTCAATAGATAGTTCTACAAAGTGTATAGTAATAAACATAATAAAAACAAATATAACAATAAATGCAATCATAGTTCTTTAAGTTTATTTAGTAATTGATGAGGTGTATATATTCTAAGTCCATCAGTATAATTCTGGTATATTTGTGTAAATTCTTTTTGTTCTTCGTTAAATGTCCAAAGTGTTTTCACTCCTTTTTCTACTTGTTTACTTAGTATTTTTTTTATATTACTGTATTTCATATTGCAAATATATAAATTAATAATTCATTATTAGTAGTTCTGTCCCCTTATTTTGTTTCTTACCTTTCTTAGCTCCTGCCGCTTTGGTAAAATCTTTCTCTATCCAAATGAATTCATCTCTTGGTAACCACTGACTTAACTGAGGAAAGTCATAGTAACTTAAGGCAAACTTACCTTTAATGTTAAGTAGGTTAGTACATAATGTATAATGGTCATCAGAGTCAAAGTCATGATTAGAATAATAATCTTCTGTTTTCCAATAAGGAGGGTCAACATAAAAGAAGGTTGTAGGGCTATCATACTTAGATATTAACTCTGAGTAATCCATATTCTCTACCTGTGTTATCTTTTTTAATCTTTCAATTACATCTTCTTTGTTTAATCTCCTTCTTAAAGCGTCGTACTTACTAGCATACTTACCCTTTAAGTCAATAAATTTACTTTCTAGTATCTTACTTCCACTGAACACCTGAGTAGCACAATAAGCGTACTGTCCAGCAATCTCCTTATCTCCTAATTCGTAAGGATAATTGTAATCTTTAACCATGTTCAATGAGTTCTGAGCTATATTAAATGTTCCCTCATTCTGTGATTCAACTAAAGATAACATCTCTGAAAATTCTTCAGGACTTCTCATACATTCAAATAGATTAGCCATAAACTTATTCTTATCATTATAGACAACTTCTTTTAGATTTGGTTTCTCATGTACATCTCCTTTGACATATACCCAGAAAGCTCCTCCAAAGACCTCCACATAGGTCTCTATATCATTTGGTATGTATTCACATATCCATTTACTCATTCTTGATTTACCTCCTATATAACTAATCATCTTTTTTTTGTTTTAGTTTATTTTCTATTTGTGTTGAAATATACATTCCTAATATAAATCCTACTCCAAATGTAATTGCTAATATCATCTTATTATTTTTTATTTATATTGTTTTAAAAAAAGGAGCGGTTTAATAGTTAATTTATAAATATATAACGCTTAAATTATTATTTTTAATTTTATTGTACCGCCCCTTGTAAGTTATTTTATTAGTTTATTTATACTTGATATACCTGTATTCTTCCTACTTCTATACTTGAGCCGTTTATCTTGTCGTTCTGGCTCTTTACTCGCTTCATTCCAAATTAATTGTCTATGTGCTTTTATCCATTTGTAATAATTTTGAACATTCAAAACAAAGCTTTCTGTATTCCTTACTCCCTCTCTAAAGGACTGAACTATGTCTTCAAATTCTAGGTTCTTAAAATCTTCCTTAACATCATAAGCTAATGACTTAGCTAGTATTACTATATGTTTCTCATCCTTAACCTGTCCTAGTTCAACTAATGTTTTACTGATTAAGTCAACGCACATTAATTCTAATTCCTTTATGTCTATATTTTTTATCATTTTATTTGGTCTTTTCTTATTACTAATTTGTCTGTAAACTTACCATCATCATCTTCTAGTACTAACATATTAAAACTATCTACCTCTATAATTATATTATCTCCTACAACAAGTCTAATCTCATCTCTTTCAAAGTACTTACCATTCTCAGGATGAACATTATATTTCTTTCCATTTAAAGATAACACATAAGCTTCTAAAGATTTATCTGTAAGTTTATTCAATTCTGATTGTGTCATTCGGCTTCTATGTTTCATTAACTATTTTTCACTATGTCTCTAGCTTTTTGCCAGCTACTGATTTGTTTATCTACCTTACCTGTTTTAACAGTTTCAGATTTAGTTTCATTACGTTCCCAATTCCTAACAGAGGCCTTCCAGTCCTTCATCTTAGCTTTCCCTACTAGCCAACCTTTACTTTCATAGAAATCAAAGAATGTATTAGCATCAACATTATTAGCTCTCTCATCACAATACTCTTTAATATCATCTGATGTTGGTTTAACAAATCCTGTAAACTTTTTAACCTGACTTTTACTAGCCTCATCAATATTCCATTCTAATGAATCATTATCATCTCCTATATTATATAAGTCATACTTCTCTATTAATCTTATTACTGATTTGTGAGCATTAACATTTTCGTTTAGCTGACCATACTGAAACTCTATGAACTTAGGTATGAACCATTTATTACCATTGTCAAATATCTTAATGTTTTTAGAGTAATATTTTATAGCTTCCTTAGTATTAATTTTAGCTCCTATTCTAATCTCAGCAACCTCTAGGTCAACATCCCATAATCCAGCGTGATTACAATCATCTAATATATACAGCCATAGTAACTTATATTTAGTAGGTAAACTTCTTATGAATCCCTTTTTCCATTTCTCAGTATCTGTAAATCTTTTAGGCATAATTATTTATTTTAGTAGTGAGTGTTAATTGCATTGTTTATTTTATCTAAGGTTGGATTATCATCAACATCATATATTGATTCATCATAATAAACCTCAGCTTTACATCCTTTACAGTATCTATAGTTGTCATCTTTTGAAAAAGACTCAACAACCTTATCTCCACAGTAGTAACATACTTCTTCTCCATCACGATAAACTACTTCATTACCATATTCATCTTCCCAACTTTCATTATACTTTTCATATAAAGAATTATATCCTCCTGACCAATAGTTTTTACCACCATTAGAATAATCATAAGAACTCTTACCAAAATCAGAATTAGTATATCTATCACATCCTAAATGTATTATAAGATTATATATTAGATTAAGACAATTTTCAGCATCATAAAAATCTACAGTTTCACTATCTGTATGAGGGTTGTAATATCCACTACTCATGTTAGCAACACAAACATCTAGCCCATTATCAACTAATTGCTCTACATCTGTCATAGCTCCACTTGTCTCTTTATACTCATGATGTTCTAATACAGAAGCAATCTTATCAGAAAAATCTCTACCAAATAAAGACTTACCACCTATACTATTTACAAAATCACTATTACCTCTCCTATCTGACTGAAATACATATCCAACATCCTTAAACCAAGACATATCAGCCTGACTACTACCAACACATCCAACTTCTTCTGAGTGAAAAAAAGCACACTTGATAATATCTAAATCTAATAACATCTCTAATCCTATCCAAAGACCTACATTATCATCTCCACCTACACCTACTTGTTGATGATTATCATTACTGAATGCAAACAATGTATTGTCATTGTCAAAAACTTTAAAGTCTTTATGTATATCGTGTACTGTGTCTGTATGAGCAACAACACATGGGTAGTATTCTGAACTTCCTTTAGTAACATAAATATTATTATCTTTTATTACTACTGATGCTTCAGGAACATTTTTTGTTATAAAATCTTTTATATATTCTATCATCATGTATTCTTTACCTGATGAAGATTGTACTGACAATATATCAATCAGTCTTTGCTTTGTTTTGTTCATGTAGTTTAGTTTTTAAGGGTTGGTTAAGTGTTAATGAGGGGTTATTCAACCCTTCAAATCTAATACAAAGATACGAAATAAATCTGACACTACCAAATTATTTGGTGTTTACTTCTAAATATCTATTACTAGTTGTAATAATGGGAGTAATATCCCTTTAGAGGTATTTTTATCTCCTCCTTTTAAATCTCTTTTTGTTTTTAAGAAAGCTCTACACTTATCTTTAAGTGATTTTGTTTTAATTAAAATAAAAGATTCCTCAGAGACAACGAAACAATAGTAATCAGCTTCAGTTTTAGAGATACCACTTGGTTTACCACGGCTCTCATATTCAACAAATACACTGCCAGTTTCAGCAGCTTTTAAATCTGTCTTAACTTCTATTGATTTATTATTAAGTATATCTCCAAGTTCTTTTTCTTTTATCTGTCCTAATTTTAAATCGTATCTAAAATCATTTGAGTATTCCATTTTTAGAACGGAACATCTGAATCATCTGATGTAACAAATTTAGATGATGAGTCATCTTTCTTAGGAGCTTCGTACTTATTCTCAAAAGCGTAATGAGTTGCTCCTTTTTCTGATGGAGTTTTTCTTTCAGCTACTGTAATTTGTACCCATCCATTCTTTGCTATTTTCTGTAAGTCATCTAACTTAAGGTTAGCATTTAATAATGTTCCGTACTGAGTAGTAAATTCTTTTATACTACTCGCTATGTAATTCTTTTCTTCTGCCATTTTGTAATTGTTTAATTGTTATTATTTTATCTAGTTGTTTGTTTATTAAAATTATCTTTTCTTTCATATCTTGACACTGCTCTTCTACAGAACCTTTCATTAAATCTAATTGAAAACATACATCTTTGTAAGGTAATATAGTTAGTTTAGGATAAGCGACAATGTAGTTATTAAATACTTTACAAGAATGTAATACAGTTGCGTGTGTATTAAGTGTAATTTTACCTATTTTTTCAAATCCGTATTGGAAATAATTCCTCATAATATAAAAAAACAATCTTCTTGCATCTATAACCTCTCTTTTTCTTATCTTACTTTTAATCTCATGCTCACTTATACCCATTTCCCTGTATATGTAATCAAAGACAAATTGTATTTTCTCTCTATCTCTTTCCATAATTACCTTCTGTTAGTTGGTAAAGCTTGAATTATATCATAATCCTCCTCTCCTTCAACAATTATAGAGTGTCTGTTTGGTATATCAACTTCTATTATATCTATAACATCTCTAACATCTATATTTAGAAAGGTAGCTAATCTAGCCATGTGAAAGTATCTTAAATAAAAAGGGTTATCAATATATTTTTCTATTGTACTTCCTTTTACATTTATTATTTTACCAAATCTTACTTTGGATATACCTCTAATACGAAGTATTGCTTCAAGTTCATTTTTAGAACTTCTTATCTTATCATAATTATTCTTTGCCATAATTTATTTTTTAGTTAAACATTTTTTTCCATTGCTTCCTAACATCAGTTTCAATAACATCTTCTTGTAATGTTCTTATTAACAAAGACGCTTCTTCTTCACTATACTGACTAATGTCTGAAAGTATTTCTGATTTCTCTGATTGTGATATAGGACTAACGTGTAACAGAGACTCTATTATACTCATTTGTATAGATGAGCATAATAAAGCTTCTCCATTAGTTAGTTCATCAAACCAATCATCATTCATTAGTCTACAATTTCATCTTGACCAAATACTCCTTGCTCGTAGAATCCTGCAATTTTTAATACAACTCTACTCATAGCTCTCTTTTCTGCCATAGCAACAGGGAATTTCTTACCTCCTCCCATTAAATTAGATTGGTCTCCACTAGCATTAGATTCTCCAAAAGACATCATGTTTCTAGCTTCTCCGTTAATAGTCATAGATGCAACAGCTTTCAATACACAATATCCTTTCTCAATATCCATACTTACAACTTCATAAGCTACAGTTATCTTTTGTTTAGATACAATCTTATCTATACCTGTTCTAGTTATAATTACAAAACCTCTCTTGTCTTTGTAAATATCTTCTTCTGTTAATCCGTTTTCAAGATAAAGCCTTCTTAAAGCTTCTTTCTTTGTCTCAACTTTGTAAGCTGTTCCATTTAGTTTGTCTGTCATAGTTTTTTTTGTCATGTTATTATTATTAATTTGGTTAGTATTCTCTTTTTTATTTAATTCTTCTTCTTGCATTTGCATGAATAACTCTTTACTTCTTCCCATATCTGTATGTTTTTTTATTAAAATTATGTTCTCTACAATACTCATCTAATGCTGTTTCTGAATGGTCTTTACAATCATAACATATATTCATATCTGTATTTATAGTAGAACTACAACAATAACTTATCGTGTCCATCTCATCAAATTCATCACTACATTCGTAACACACATCCATATCATCATATTTAGGGTTACATCCGCAGTTCCCACATTGTAGGGTATCATCTTGGTAATTTCTTGGGTCATCATACTGACCTTCTGTAATAATAGTTTTAATCATAGTTAGTTTTTTTAGGTTTATACTCTATCTCTCTTTCAAATCTAATACAAAGATACGCATAATAAATTTAACTGCCAAATTATTTAGAAAGTATTTTTAAATTTCTTTACTATTATATCTTTATCCTTATATTTATCCTTATCCTTATATTTATCCTTATCCTTATATATAAGTGTTCACTGAGGGGTTGATTAAGGGTTGATTAACTCTTAAAAGTAATGTGTAATTCTTGCAACCTGTCCACTAAACTTTTCATGAAGGAAACCTTCTACAGCTTTAGGAACACCTGAGAAACCTTTTCTACTATGCCAGCTATCAGTTCCGCTAGGACTTCTTAAGTATTCTAT